GCAAGAACAGGTCCGGAAAGGGTTGATTGCTACGGGGACAATGGGATTTCCGCCTCATCATTTAATCGTTCAGAGATGTATCAAATGGATACGTGAAAATCCAGTATCCAACGCATTAACGCAACAGCGAGCATGGTACAACGTTGGTCCAGGACTTCTTACAAGAATAGTGAACGACTACAATATGCATAAAAATATATGCGTGTTTCCCAGTTATTATTTCCTACCCCGTCATTACAGTGGTATTGAATACAAGGGACATGAAAAGGTATACGCCTACCAAGAATGGGGATCTACAAAGCAAAGTTATGAAACTATGAACCAATTATCTCTCCCTTCTCAATTTTTAAAACCTAAGAAATCTGTGTCTGTTTTAGTATCCAGTTTAAATACTCAAGCGTCGTATGTAAAGGAATGTTTGGACTCCATAAAGGCACAGGTCGGTCTGTTTCACATGGAGTTGATTTGGATTAACGATGGTTCGGATAAGTTGCATACCATGCTTCTTAAAAAGCAATTGGAGCACTTTGAAAAGACGTCTAGGTTTGTAACTGTTGTATATAAAGAGAATGATGGGAACAAAGGAATTGGGTATACTCTACACCATGGTGTATTGATGTGTTCCAACGAAATTATAATTAAGATGGATAGTGACGATGTAATGATTCAAGATAGAATTATCAAACAAACGAAGTTTATGGAAAACAATCCCGACATTCATATATGTGGCGCTCAAATAAACATGTTTCGAGGTGGAAAAGGGCGGATTGTTGACTTAACACGACTTCCTACCATACGTTGGGAAGACTTTAAACAACGACCTACTCATTGGTTTGTAAATCACCCAACCGTTTGTTACAGGAAATCCTCTATTATTAAAGCCGGCAATTACAACCCTGAATTAAAGAAAATGGCCGAAGACTTCAACCTAGAATTGAGGATGTTGAAGATGTTTGGGGCGGTGTACAACTTTCCAGAACCGTTGCTGTACTACAGACTTCATCCAGGTCAAGTAACTCATAAAGGCGGTATTGAAGGAAGGGCATACTGGAATCAAATTCGAAATAAAATGATTAAGGATATAATGGCCTGATTGTTTATTTGCATATAAAAATATAATTTATAATGAAATTTATATTTTTATGTTTACAACGAATACTTTGCGATAATACTTTTGGGTATCAGCGTATTCTTTATTTTATCTAATTTTTTATAACATTTATTAATAGTCACTTCACTAATTTCACTGTATGAATTCACTTGTTTTTTCGTGATATTTAAGTTACAAGATTGTGCTACGAAATAAACAATGCCCGCTGCCACACTATGAGGAGTATTCTCCGGTATTAAATTATTTCTTTCTATTTTCATGGCAACAAACTTACACAGTTTTATCAATTCACTATTCATATTTAATCTACTACAGTACCTTTCTATAAATGCGATTGGTTTTGTTCTGTGAAAGTGTGTCTTCTCATTGTTCTCTAAACCAGTCTCATTTTTCTCCAATAAATGTACGGCATGTTTACAGCCCTTTGTTGCTGCCGTGGTATCCAATTTAAATATAGTGGCAATCTCTTTTGCCGTCCTTGGATAATTATGTACCCTACAAGCGATATAGACCGATGCTGCTATCACGCCTCCTCTGTTTAATCCCCTAAAAGTTCTCATTTCAGATATTATTTTGTGCTGTCTCAGTGCCTCGTCCTGTATCATTTTAGGTATTCCGGCAATTCTAGACATCGCCTTAATGTGTTCGAATTCATCGTATTGTGATTTTTCTTTATACGGCATAGACTGCCATTCTGTATACCGCTTAATCTTTCTCATTTCATACGATGAACGACCGTTGCATATTACTTTACAACCGTACGATGATTCTTTTAATAAATGATTTACAGGCATCCCACATCTTGTTGGATCCCTGCTTGAGCTATCGTCCGCCCCGTAAAACCTCCACTCCGCTGATTGGTCTAAACTATCTTTGTAGATGACACTACACTTGTTGTTAGAGCAAGTTAAATAATTCGATTCTGAATATTGTAGTGGAGAATCGCACAATTCACATGTTTCCCTTGAATTCATATCCTGTTTAGAATACATCAATTCCAGCGACTGTGTTTTGGGATTATATTCGTGGTCGAATGCTTCCCATAATTTTGAGCTATTCCTCTTCTTTTTTTTCTTCTTAGTATATTTTACATTTTTAAAACCCGACATTTTAAAATAATAAGATTATTTTATATTTAATTCAATTTTATTATATATATTTATAACATATGGGTAATACACAAAGTCAGAAGAAGTCTGATAAACCAAAAGATATGTTTTTCAATGAAGAATTGATTAATAGTATCGATGTTTTGGCATCTAAACTTATCTTTGAAGAGTCTTTTCAAAATCTGTTGAAATTACAAGACCCACGCTACTGCGATGAAATATCGGTATTAACACATCGACTCTTGAAGAAGAAGTTGACTCCTATAAATGTAAACATGGTTACAAATAGAGTGAGATTTGGCAGTCAAAATCGTGATCTTTACACCATTACAGAAGACAGTTTTAAAAAATTGAAAAATATTGACGATAAAAATTACAATAAAAATGAAATGTGCCTAAATGTTTCTAAATTTTATACCAGGGTATTTCAGGCATACAGTGCTATTGTAACTGCTATCAATCCTATTCACATTTATAAAAATATTGAAGGAGATGAAAAAATTCGTTCTGTGTTTGATGAAATAAGTGATATCAACAAGAAGAAATCCGATATTGGTTTAAGAAGTCTGTGTTCTAGGAGAATATTTCACCTAAAGCCGACTAAAATGGGCGATAAACAGATGACATTGGATATTAAGAATTGTAAAATGAATAAAAAAGGTGAAAAACTAGCTGTTTTAACCAGGGAACACGTCAATAAACGTGTTGAAAAACATGAAGAGTCTGCTGAGACGACCGAACCAAAAGAGGAAGAACCAGTAGAACCAGCACCAGAAGTTCCAGTAGAAAGTAAAAAGACTGGGGAAGAAGAAAAGAAACCTGAAGAAGAAGAAGAAAAGAAACCTGAAGAAGAAAAGAAGCCTAAGGAAGAAGAAGTAGTAGAAGAAAAGAAGCCTAAGGAAGAAGAAGTAGTAGTAGAAAAGAAACCTGAGGAGGAAGTAGTAGTAGAAAAGAAAGAAGACGATAATCAAAAAGGCGGTGAAAAAGAAGCGGGTGAAATTAAGATGACGTCTGAATTGATAGAAACGATGACGTTGGCCGATGAACCTGGTATTAAATCCCTTGAAAACCTTTATAAAGATAAAATGGAGCTTGTAACTGAAGGAACACGCGTAAAAGGAGAGTTTGTAATGTCAGATAAATCGAAGAAATTGTATGAAAAGGATTTGAAAGAGTTCTATAAAGCATTTGTCCCAGACGGTAAAAAAGCCAACGACATAAAGAAATTTAGTCAAATCACTCTTATTGACTACTCAAAGACAGATAAATGTGCTAAAGGAAAAGAGACGGCTGTGAGAGGTGATTCCGCCAAAAGGGAAGATTCTCTATTTGTAGAATACGGTAAGCATTTTCAGACTATGATTAAAAATGTAAAAGAAAGGGAGACTGAATTGATCGACCATCTTCATTTACTGTTTGATTTCGATCTTAAAAAAGAAGTCCCCATTCTTATTAAAAAGGATTTAACTGAAGACAAGTTAAACGAGACCATTATACCAGGCATACTGAAAACTATTAAAAAGATGTACATTGATTGCGAAAGCGATTTTCAAAAAGGGTTGGCAATTTACAATAAAATATACATGCAACGCAATAATTTGTAAAATATAATATTAATTAATTTCTAGATATTATATTTTCACCATCAAATCCACATATTCTGAAAAGTGGCAAAAAAAACGAGCAGAAAAATTCACACAAAAAGTGGCAAAAAAAACGAGCAAATTGAAAAAAAGTCTCCAAAAAAAGTCTCCAAAAAAAGTCTCCAAAAAAAGGCTCCCTTAGAACGATTTTTTTCCAAAACTTTTTTCGGATTTCCGATTTTGGACATTTTGAAAATTGTCCATTTGGCCAATCTCAAAAAACTTTTATGAAAAAAATCGTTCTAAGGGAGCCTTTTTTTGGAGACTTTTTTTCATGAGACCATAAATATTTTATGTTTTTAATAGTGATAAGATGATTTATCATCACAAAATGTAAAAAAACTCAAAATGGGCTTTTTTTGCAAAAATCACCAAAAAACGGCCAATTTTCCGAAAAAAAGGCACCCTTAGGAAAATGTTCGATGAAAAAAAAATGCATAAAATGCAAAAAAACAAAAAATTTGTCCAAAACGAGCAGCTTTTTCGTTTTCTGCTCGTTTTTTGAAAAAAACATGTTTATTAGCATTTCCAGTAAGGGAATTTCACCAACATTGTTCGACTTGAGACGACAAATTTTCCTTTTTTTTGAAAAAAGTGTTAAAAAGTGTTAAATTTTTGTAAAAAAAAATATTTTTAGTTTTTTTTTACATGACACGACAACATGATTTGATATGGTGAAATTCCAAAAAATCACCCAGACCAACCGTGCCTCCCATTTTCTTGCTCGTTTTGAAAAAAAGTGTTAAATTGTGACTGGGCCAAACCATAGCAAAAACAATTTTACACACCTCTCAAATGATGATGAAAGCATTAATTCAAAAAAAATGTCTCAAAAACGATAAAATTTTTTTGAATTTTTTTGAATTTTTGAATTTTTTTTGCGGCCTGCATTTTTTTTTTGTTCTAAGGGAACCTTTTTTTGGAGACTTTTTTTCAAAAGTGCCTTTTTTTGGTCCATTTTCCGCCAAATCTAAAGAAAAAAAAACACTTAAATATTTTATCTAATTTTATATAAATGACAAAAAACGAGCAAAAACGAGCAAAAAACATAAAAAAACGAGCAAGGGCGGGCAATTCATTTGTTTGTGAAACTTGTGACTATATTACATCTCGTTCATCAAATTACCACAGACATATTGAGAGCAAAAAACATTTAGAAAAACAGCAAAAAGTGTTAAAAAGTGTTAAAAGTGTTAAAAAAACTGTTAAAAAGCCCTCAAAATTTTTTTGTATACATTGTGACTACAGTGCGTCTCAGAAGTCGCATTTTGAAAAACATCTTAAGACCAGAAAGCACTTGTCAAATATGAGCGATCATGTCGATGAATGTCCGCCATCATCTCAACATATAAATGTATCTCTACCGGACGATAGAGATATGGGATTTGAAAAAAAGGAAAAATATGAGATAGACATATTAAAGGACCAAATTAACACAATTATTGAAAATCAGAATATTATTAAAAAGGAAACAAGTTCAATAAAAAAAATGAAATCCGATCAACCAATCATATACAACAATATATCAATCAACGTATTCCTAGACAATTACTGTTCCAACGCTCAACCAATACAAGATTTCATTAACAATATGTCCTTTACATTAGGCGATATCATGCGAAACAATGAATTGGTTGAAAATTTTATTTCTAAAAAACTGCTGAAAGGATTGGAAGACTTGCCTGTAACAGAAAGACCCATCCATTGTACCGATCAGAAAAGAAAGAATTTCATCGTAAAAGATGAGCGAGACGGCTGGATAAAAGATATCGCGATTGACAATACAAGCAGGTTGTACAACAAGGTGGACCAATTGCATAAGAAAGCATATATTGATTTTTACAATGAATACGACAAGGAAAATCCCCTACCACACGATGGAGACAAAGAGTCTCTTAAATTCAACATTTCATCTAAAATAATAAAACAAAATGATGACACAAATAAGGTTATAATAAGAGACATTGCTAAAACGGTTGACATACACGATGCGCTAGGCGACATAAACAGTTCTCTAATAGAAAATAAACCGGTCAATGATATAGACTAACTTTCTTTGTCATTCATCACGTTATTTATACTATTAATTAAATCATTTGAGTATATCAATCCTTTTGGCTTGTACGTATTAATCGATTTGTATTTATCGTCCTTTGGTTTCTTAAGTATTCCTTTCTTATCACTGCTGCTTTCTGGAGCATTTTTCAACATAAGGTTATTGAAGTTGCCATCGTCGTCGTTCTTCTTCTTCTTTTTAATAACATTGCCAAATCCGTCAATAGATACCCCCTGTTCCTTTTTTATAGCCATTCTCTCATAATCTGGTATGTAATGATTCCATGATATAAACAATAGATTAGGGTATGTGTATTTCACAATAAAACCATTATCGTCTAATTTATTCATCAAATATTCGGTACATGACCCTGTATCGTACTTCGGCAGTCCAAGTATAAATTCAGGAATAACATACCAACAACATTTCATATTATTGCGCTGTCGAGAAGTTAATTTTATTTTATTATGGACTCGCTGTAGTATTTTTTGATACACTACCGTTTTGTTATTGCTTTCGGTTTTATTCTGTGTAAATAATTCATCCAAGTTTAATTTTTCTCTAAATACATCATCCATTTATTTTTAATTAGATAAAAAACTTATAATTATATCGTGTGATATAATTATATGATAAAGTACATTTGTCTTCCATCGGGGGGATTTAATTTATTTAAATATTTGGGAATACTCAGTGTTTTTCATAAGAACAATCTTATTGATTTTGATGGTATTGAAGGATATTACGGGGTATCAGCGGGTGGTATATTGTCTAGCATACTATGTTTAAACCTGGACCTGAATACAATAATAAAATATTTCATTGAACGAACGTGGCACAAGACATACAACATGGATAAAATCAATATAATAAATTATTTCAATGAAAAAGGTATTGTAGACAAACCATTATTTACTAAATTAATAGAACCATTGTTTAAATCTTGTGATTTGGATATTAATGCTATAACCATGAAGGAGTTTTACGAGAAAACAGGTAAAAAGCTATCCTTGTTCGCGGTGAATGCCTTAAATTATGAATTGACCGAATTCAATTACGCGACTACGCCAGACATATTATTGTTGGACGCATTGTATTTTACGTCGTGTATCCCAGCAGTATTCAAACCATACGAATACAACGATATTTTCTACTTTGACGGTGGGTTTTACACAAAAAGCCCCGTTGATCTTTGTTTGAAAAATGAAGGGATTGAGAAGGATGAGATTTTTGCCATAGATTGTGATTATAATCCTTACAAACAGATGCCAATTACAAAGGACGATGATTACATAACATTTATATATAATATAATGGTGAAAATGTATATAAATAATTTGACAAACATAGTAGCAAATGATATTCCTTACTTAATTCATTTAAATACCGTTTCGTATGAAAAACACACCTTGATTAAAATAACTGAATCGCGTGATGTTCGCAATGAGATATATTTAGACGGTGTTAGGCAAGGAGAAGAATTTGTAGAGACGTTGAAACCATCTGACGTTGACGGGGACGTCTAAATTATGTCGATACATCAATGATTTATTCGTTTAACAGAACCTTCTTGACAAACTCTTTGATGTTTTCTTCACTTGGCATAGCATCGAATTCATAGACAATTTTATCCTCTTGATCCATATTGGTTGTGGTGTTTTTGCCAAATTTCTTGTATACAATAAAGATGGATGGAAACCCCTCGATCTCTCCCTTTCCTCTAACAATCGATTCGTAATGTCCGAAATCATTGTCATTTTCATTTATCTTTTTGAATCTTATATTGAAACCATTTACAGCGAATCGTTTGTTTTTAAAATCGTCTTCCACCTTGTCCCATACACTGTGTAGTTTGGTTCCGGTCGAACCTTCTTTGTTTGAGTTAGGACACCAGTCCGCCCAAAATAAGAACATATCCACATTTTTATATGCATCTTTCCCTCTACTTGTTAGCTTATTTTCAACTACCTTGTCAAACTCGTAATTGGGTTTATAATCCATTTCGATCAGTTGTGGTTTAATATAGTTAACATACACAAATACTGCTGCCCCAATGAACAAAGAAACAATAACGAGTATTAATATTAAATTTCTCTTTGAAACGTTGTTATTCTTCAATACACCGTTTATACTTGACCCAACGGATAATATTTTGTTTTTAACGGATGATAATTTTGCGCCAATAGCCATATACAAATATACATATTTTTTTGTATAATTATTTAACGAATTTAAACACAAATAAATAATAAATATTAACCAATGATAATTAAATCTTCGAATACATCTGATAAAATCACAATTATTGATTTAAATGAAACTATTTCTACGAACGAATACTATAAAAAACTATGGAAAAGTAAGTATAATATTGATTTCCATAAAAAAACGGATTTCAAAAATGATATGGTCCAGTATCTCAAAGGGAACAAGGCCTTCATCGAATAAAGTTCTAAATTTACAAAATATAAATATGTGCTAAAAATTTTATATATTTATATATTAATGGGTAAAACACGAAAAGCACGTCACAATAAGGCAAAACAAATGAAAAACAAAACCAAAAAAAACAATGTGTACGATAAAAAAGATTTTAAAAGCAAAGACGGTATGTTAACCAGTGTATGGGGTCCTAGTTTATGGCATTACCTCCATACAATGTCATTCAATTATCCTGAAAATCCTACAGAAGTTCAAAAAAAATACCACAATCAATTCATAAAGTCTTTAAAATATGTGTTACCTTGTAAATATTGTCGTATTAACCTGCGTAATAATTTAAAGGCAGTACCATTGAATGAAACCGCGTTGAAAAATAGGGAGAATTTTTCAAAATGGATGTATGATTTACACGAACATATAAATACAATGTTAAAGAAGAAATCAGGACTTAGTTATGAAGATGTAAGGGAGAGATACGAACATTTCAGAGCCAGATGCAGTGAGACGTCTATAACTAAAATTGTGGAAGAGATGAAAAAGATTCAAAACAAGAACACAAAAGAAAAAGGGTGCGAGACACCTCTGTACGGACATAAGTCAAAGTGTGTAATAAAGATTGTACCAAAGGAGAACAAGGAGAAAACGTTTCAAATGGACAAGGCGTGTGTAAAAAAACGTATTGAGATATAAATTTAATGTATAATTATTAAATTGTATTGAGATATAAATTTAATGTATAATTATTAAATTTATATGATAAGCACACCGATAAAACAAATATGTTAATATTGGGTTCTCTTTGTATTTAGAAAGCAGAAAAGCTAGTAAGCCTTGGTAGATATGTATTGGCAGTTGAATTTGTTTTCACATTACCCATTTCGTGCGTTAATTGTGTTGGAATGTTTTCATTTGTAAATCGAACGTCGGCGTCCATATTGATTAATGTTGACGCGTCTCTTGCGGACTGCTTCATCTGTGTTTTTACATTTGGATTCAATGATGGCATTTCCAAGTTTTTATTGAGTTTTAATCCATTTTTCTTTTTAATGCTACGATTGTGGTTGTCTAATTTTAGTTTTTCCTGAACGTCGAATAGTTTAGACATGGATTTGCTTAATTGTTCTGGATTACTTATATTGAGATCATCGCTTAATTTTAACAAGGAAGGCTTGTTATCTTCTTTCTTCTTTTCTTCAGCCTTTTCATGAGACACTCCAGATTCAAACGTACATCCATCGTCATTGCATGAATGTTGTGGGGGTCGTACAATGGGGACAATCTTTGTTTTTAATATATATTTGTCCTTGCTACCGTTACGATTATCGCGCATCTCGTCCACATTAAAGTGTTGGATAGGATAATTTCTGCCTAAATCGCAAATCGCCTTATTTTTATTGGATGGGTCCAATTTACAATTTAATTTACCGTCCGTGTTTAAAAAATCAAAGGGATTGTGTGCGCCCATGCTATGGACGTATTCATTGTTGTATCGGGAATCACTTTCATTATACGATAGACCAGCGTCTCGTCCGCTATTGTACGCTCGTTGGAATAGTATTTTGGAAAACATTTTTTTAATCCGTTCCTTGCCATCTTCATTCGTGTCTTCATATTTTTCCCTGTAACCATCTGGCTGATTTTTCAAAAATTCATCAATATCATAATTAGAAGAATATTTATGGTCGAATTCTTGTCCTGATTTTTCACCCCACCATTTGTTTGTAGCAACCCCTGGTCGTCCGGCATCTCTTTCTTCACCGTCGCTATTATCGCGCTGTCTTCTGTCAAACGCATTGTTAAACATTTGAGACCACCATGAGAATTTGTTACTAGAACTGGAGGATTGTGTCGATGAACGAGAAGGATAACCCACGTTGTTCGTAACGTACACATCACCATTGTCACCAATTGATGCTAGAGCATTATTGTTTAAGTCCTTTACATGATGCTGGTTTGTTTCAATCCCGTCTTCTGACAATGAAAAATCTTGTGTGTTTTTAATGTATTGAAATGTAACGTACTCATTTTTTTTGATTGGTCTCTGTAACGTAATCTCCAATTTATTATTGTTTGGAGATGTTGGGATTTCAACTTTACTTGGTGTAGTCGATGTTCCATCTATTTCTACACGAAAGTCCGCCTTATTAATTCGGTCCACCTTTATTGGTTCGTTAAAACTCGCAACCATTTTATTCGGTTGTTCGTGGTATACAACAATGGTTTTCATAGTTGGTGAAATAATATCAACAATGTTATTTATTACAGATATAGAATCAATCGAAGGATACTTTATACCGCCAATATGTAGTTCAGCCCCCGCGTTATCCATAGACTTGTTTTGTGAATATTTAATGGTCGCCGATTCACTGTGTGATATATTTTTAGGAACTTGAATTTTTATTTGTTTACCTGAAGTAACCGTTACACTAGACACAGCTTTAAAGTTGGAATCAGTATTTAATTTATACATAAATCCATTCTTTAAATCCGCGGTGTTGCCCTTTACCTCAATATCACTACCAAAATCTACGATAATGTGATGTGGATTTGCGGTTTCAACCATTGCGGTCACTTTATTACACCCGGACAATGTAAATGGTGTATCTACCGCATCACAGACGGTTGACGTAGGCGTACCATAATAATCATTGCCACATTGTAATCCAGTAAGAGCAAATGAATCCCCTTTTTTATATTCAGCGGTGCTCCACTCATATCCAACTATATTGTCCGGGTCAGAACAGTCTTCAGCCTTGTTGCGTGTGTTGCTTGATGTTTGACATGATTGCTCTATAATATCACCTACAGCAGCAGAACATTCTTTTCCCCCATTTGCTGCTGGAACCTTTATGCCTGTAACTGTTCTAGAACGTTTACTAGGATTACCAGTGGAACATGGACCCCATTCACCCCATTCAACTTCACAATCTACTTTATTACCCAACCCTTCAATTATTTTTGATGAATTTAATGCTAAAATAGCAAATACAACCGCTATTATTATAATTATAATTAAAGGTAAAAACTTTTTCATATATAAATTATAGTATGAAAAAAAATAATCGTAAATAGATTTGTGTGGAGCATTTTTTCTGTGTATATGTATATGGTTAAAAAGGCAAGAACCCTGTTGCCTAAATTAAGAAGAATCGACTATAAAAATAAGAAATATAAATATAAATTAAAGAATTCTACAAGGAGAAGGCGAATGGCTATAAACGAAGGAGTCATTTCGGAAAAAAAGAAAACAAACAAAACACTAAGGAGGGCGGCAATTGCGAAAAAGGGGCGTTTTAATATTTTAAGAATATATCGTAAAAATAAAAAGCCCCGTGAATGCAATATAATTACACAGGATATGAGGTATATGGATCGTAAGTACAAATTGGGGAAGACAAGGAATATATGTAATCAACGTTCTCGAACAGCAAAAAAAAATAAATCCCGTAGGAATAAGACAAGAAAATCAAAATAAATTAAATTGATATTAAATATAATATACGATTTATTGCTATATCACATGTTAAGTTATTTTGAAAAAGACCGTTTGGAAGTGGGCGTAGATGAAGCAGGAAGAGGACCGTTGTTTGGTCCGGTTTATACAGCAGCAGTTATTTTCCCACAGGAAGAAGAATATTTGAATGAATATATCGTTGATAGTAAAAAACTAACATCTCACAGAAAAAGATTAATGGCGTACGATTATGTCAAAGAAAATGCGATAGCGTATTCTACCTTTGCGGTGGATGAAAAAATGATAGATAAATTAAATATATTTCATGCTACTTATTGGGGAACACATCGGGCGTTGGATAAACTAGACATTATCCCGGAACATATACTAATGGATGGAAACACATTTAAACCTTATAATAGGGATGGCGAGTATATATCACATACGTGTGTGGTAAAGGGAGACGATAAGTACGCTTCTATTGCTGCTGCCTCTATACTGGCGAAGGTAGAGCGCGATTTATATATCGAATCTCTGTGCGACAAGTACCCTGTATTGGAGGAATGGTATAATATGCGTAAGAACAAGGGCTATGGGACAAAAGACCATATGAACGGTATAAAAAAACATGGTGTAACCGATAAACATAGATTTAGTTATAAAATTGTAAATGAAGTGTCAAAAATGATTCCAATTTATCATCTGAAATAAGTAGACTCGACAAATAATTTATTAAAATGGTTTAAAAATACACAAAGAGTAGTAATTATAATGGTAAAATCAACCAAAACCTCTTTTTGTTTAAAAGTAATGGCATTTTTGGCCCTAACATCTACGGTGCAATCGCGAAGATACTCTAAAACATATCAATATTACAATACTAGAGAAGATTACCCGGTTCCCCGCGCAAATAAACCGACGCATACGAAATCACAAATTGATAGTGCGTGGATCCCTGTTCCGTGGAGTCATGGAGGAAACTATTGGCACAATACGCTTACTAGGGAAGACAGAGATTCAGTCCCGTCGTGTTTGACTAAATAAACATAAATAATTAATGTTATTAATAATACCATTAATTATGCATATATATTCATCTAGTAATTTTATCCATTATTACTATATAGATAATTTAATGTGTGGGTGTCATGAAACGGAATACCCTACAGTTCACGACGCATTTGATATAGTAATAACACACAGTTTATTAAGGCAATTGGATATAGAAAGGTACACACCAATTATTATAAGGATAATCAAAACTATTTATGACAAACATAACACACTTGGTTCATGGAAAGGGTTTTATCGAATAACATTACTGTGTATTATAGAAAAGACCCTAGAAATAGCTACAAAAAATGCTTACAGAACATTAATGTATTCGTCCATTATAAAATCATGGGTAAATCATGTTTTATACAGAATGCCCTCTATTGGGGAGGGAGAAGTGATTGGTTCACGTGTAAAGCAGCACCAAGAAAGTTTTGAAAAAATCAAATTTAAATTAGAAAAATTAAATTAAAGAAAGGTTTGAATATTTTTATTAAATAATTATAAAATTGATTTAATTAAATTATAATTAATTTAATTAATAAACAACCATGAAAGTATTAGTATTTGATACCGAAACAACCGGGCTTATTAAAGATTACAGGGCATCTTTGTATGATACTAAATTGTATCCGCATGTAGTTCAATTAAGTTGGCTATTATTTGACACAGAAAGTCATAAGTTAATGAATGTAGGCGACCATATACTGAAACTCCCACATGATATTAAAATAAGTGATGAATCGGCAAAGATACACGGAATTACAACTGCAATAATGAAGCGAAGGGGCGTTGAACCGAAGCATGCCTTACAGGCATTCGCAAAAGATTTGAGACAGGCCAATGTATGCGTGGCGCACAATATTCGTTTCGATAAGAGAATGATTCGTATTGAATTTATACGCAATAAGATGATTGATTTTATGTATAAGGGAAACCATAAGCTGTGTTGTACGATGACTACATCATTAGATGTGTGTAAAATACCACGAATTAGTAAATTGCAACAGACCAGAATAATGTTGGACGAATGTTTAAAACAATTGAATATGCGAGATGAGATTATAAAGCAATCCTCCGTTGTAAATAACCGTCGTGATTATCTAACGCCTAAAAAAATGGGATTGACCGACATGATCGATGATCTAAAAAGCAAAGAAAAGGTCCAATACAAAATGCCTAAACTCATTGAATTACATCAATATTTATTCCATTCTGAACCGAACAATCTACATAATTCACTTGTGGATGTGTTTGTGTGTTTTAGATGTTATTATAAATTGACATACTCGACCGATATAATCGAAGAGTACCAGGAATTAAACACGTATTACAAAAAGTTATGTAATATGTAATTACTCCTAATAATGAATACGATTATAAATCACACGACAAAATCAACGCGATAAAAATATTATAATTTTTATAATATTTTTATAATATTTTTATAATATTTTTATAATATTTTTATAATTTTTTTATAATTTTTTTATAATTTTTTTATAATATTTTTATTTATGAAATTTTAAACATTTACGAGCCGCACATCAAGCAATCTTCTTCTTCGTAATCATTTTCAGAATTGTCTCCTTTTTGCGTCATTTTATCGGGTTCTACTGTGAATTGTTGTGGAGCTGCCTTTGCCTTGGTTCTTAGATAATATAACCCTGTTTTTAACCCCTTGGACCAACTATAAAAGTGCATCGTAGTAAGCTTGTCATATGTTGGATTTTTCATCCACAAATTCATAGATTGACTTTGACAGATAAATTGTCCTCTGTCGGCGGCCATATTGATTATATGCTTCATTGGTATTTCCCATACAATTTTATATTTATCCTTCAACACTTGGGGGATTTGTTTTATTTCTTGAATGGATCCATTGAATTTTACCATTTGCTGTTTTATGTCTTCATTCCACAATCCAATATTTATCAACTCTTTAAGCAGATGCTTATTTATTATAATAAATTCACCAGCAATCGTTCGCCTGACATAAATATTAGAAGTAAATGGTTCAAAGCATTCGTTGTTACCTAGAATTTGAGAAGTAGAAGCAGTTGGCATTGGAGCCAACAGTAACGAATTGCGCAATCCACTTTCCACAATGTCTAGTTTCAAACCAGTCCAATCGTATCGAACGTTGGTAACACTAGCATTCCACATATCAAATTGAAGAATACCTTTGCTAGCAGGCGAGCCTTTAAAACTATCGTATGGGCCTTCAACCTTAGCTAATTCATTGCTTTGTGATAGAGCAGCATGATACATTGTCTCGAATATTTGCTTATTGATGTTGGCAGCTTCGTCACTGTGAAATGGAACATTCATCAAAGCATACGTATCGGCTAGACCTTGTACTCCAATTCCAACAGGACGATTTCGCATATTACTTGTGCGTGTTTTGGTAGTAGGGTAGAAATTAATATCAATCACTTTGTTGAGATTTGTTGTTACGATCTTTGTGATTTTATGCAATTCATCGTAATCAAATACCGGCTTGAGTAATTCAGCAACTTTATTGTATCCCCCAACCAATGTATCACCGTCGTATAATTGAGGGACGGTCTCTACATTGTGTTGTTTTTTGAACGATTCAAAGTCTTCAACAGTTATCAATTCTTCCTTGTAAGAAATGTTGTTTTTCTTCAATTCGTTCTTCATCATCAAACACCAATTACAATTCTTTTTGGTGTATATTTTTATTTCATCCAGATTCTTAAAAGGAACGGGGGTTTGTTTTACAAATTTACTCAACGCGATGGATGCTAAATTACAAACGGCGGTTTCTTTGTCGTCACTGTATTCTACAATCTCACAACAAAGATTACTACTCTTAATTGTACCCAAGTTTTTCTGATTTGATTTTTTATTACAAGCATCTTTGTATAATAAATAAGGAACGCCTGTCTCACTCTGACTGTCTAAAATTTTAAACCAAACGTCTCTGGCATTGACCGTTTTCACGCCCATATTTTTACTTTCATATTCTTCGTACAATTCCTTGAATTCTTCCCCATATACGTCCGACAGTCCACGACAAGTGTCCGGACACATCAGCGTCCATTGTTTATTCTGCTTAACCCGCTCCATAAACAAATCATTCAACCACAGTGCGTAAAACAAATCGCGCGCGCGTGCCTCCTCGTCTCCATGATTTTTCTTCATATCCAGGAACTCCATTATGTCTGGGTGATGGGGTTCGAGGTAAATGGCAAAACTTCCATTTCTTCGACCTCCTCCTTGATCTACGTATCGTGCGGTATTATTAAATACACGCAACATAGGAACAATACCATTGCTCGTTCCATTTGTGCCTCTTATATGACTTCCAGCGCCTCTAATATTATGAATATGCATTCCTATTCCCCCAGCCCATTTACTAATAGCAGCACAGTCGCCTAATGTATTATATATACCATTAATACTGTCGGATTCCATCGCAATTAAATAGCAAGAACTTAATTGTGGTCGTCGAGTTCCGGCATTAAATAGTGTGGGTGTAGCATGAGTGAAATATTTGCTACTCATCATTTCATATGTTTCCTTTGCTTTTTCGAAATCATCTCCGTGAATACCCAGAGATACTCTCATCCACATGTGCTGTGGCCGTTCAACAATTTCTTTATTAATTCTAAGCAAGTATGCTCGTTCCAATGTTTTGAATCCAAAATAATCCAACAAATAATCATTTTCAAAATTAAACCACGATTGAATCAATTCATGATTGTCCTTAACCAAGTTGTATAATTCGTCGGATACAATTGGTGTTTTAATATTATGTATGTCTGTATTGTTATAAAGCTTTTCTACCACATTTAAATAATTTTCATCGACCATTTTATGATGGTTTGAAATTAAAATACGACTCGCCAAAATCCCATAATCAGGGTGGGTGGTTGCGAGTGAAGCACATTGTTGTGCTGTTAATTCATCGATCTCCTGGGTGGTAATATCATCGTATAATTGGTCGATGATTTTTTGACATAGGGATGTATAATTAACGTGTAAATTATCACTATCACTGTCTTTTGCTCGACCCAAGGTTTTGATTCGTTTTAAAATCTTATCGAATGAAACCGGTTCACGGTTGCCGTTACGTTTTATGACGCAATCTTCGTATTTTTCAGACATTTGTAAAATAATATATTATTATTATTTTAAGTGATTATTATTAAAGTATTATTTTAATACTTTTTTATCTAAATCAAAATATATACTAAAATGAAAAGAGAGTTTGAATATATATTATTGACATTGGCTGTATTGGCCGTATTAATGATTATTGCTCGACGAGAAGGGTTTAGCAATAATTATCCATCCACCTACAAAGATTTATTATTGGATAGTTTCAGACCAACCGAAACAAACGAATACAAATTGCAGAATCACGAAAAACAGGTTAAAAATCTTCCAAAATCGGAAATGAGTAGTTACAAACAAGTTTCCAATAATATTCCTCCAAATCTTATGACAAGTCCGTGTAGTGGAAACGAACCATTTCCTAGCATGTGTTCTACTCTATATGCTTCGTATTAAACAATATGTTAATTCATTCCGCTGAATTTAATATAAATATTATTTTACATAATTGAATACTAATGTTTAAGTTTAAAAACACATGCGAAGAAATCGAAACAATGACATTAAACCCTGTGTTTAATAGTTTTGTAAATTATGAATTTGTCCGAACAGATGTTCCACGTCTCAATATATTCAATGAAATCGGGTGGGGAGTGGAATATTTACCAAAAAAAGTATATGTAAAAGAAAAACCGATGAATAATTTGGAAATTTATAAATACAACATAAAACAAACCGTACAAAATAAACAAAAATAATAATGATAGGTCGTATCATTATTATTTTATGGATAGTAAAGCAGTTCATAATGAATGCCATCACATTGTTTCTGTATTAATTTTAATTACAACCTTATTTGCTTTTTTTTGATTCAGGTAGGAGAAGTTAAAATTATCGCTTGTGATGTCATTTTCCTCTGAGATAATGTCTGGACCGAAATACGTTGACGAATCATTTAATTTCTTTATTTTTGTGTTTACCTTTGGCTTTTTCTCTCTTTTATTTGGTTTTCTATGGTCGTATCCATCCACTCTTTCTTTTAGTATTATGTGCCATGTCGCGATCATCTTTGGTAACGCTTCGACATACCATTTTTTATTTCTTGTCACCAACACAATTGATATGTCCTCTAGGTGCCAATAAATATTTTCAATCCAGGTAAGATTACTGTTTTTCTCCATTGTTTCACTGTACCAAATATCAAATTCGGTTTTACTCTTGTTAAGAGGAGCGTATTCGTATATTGGTTCGTTATTATCATAAAATCGTATCATTATTCCCTTTCGTTTTCCTTCTGCCGTTTTAGTAAATGTCCCATCGCTTAAGAATTGTTCTTCGTTGTCATAACTTCTGAATATAGTTTCTAGAAAATCACATTCATTTAAATCACACACTTCCATTTGATGTTGCATTTGTATCCAATAATCTTTTTTGGGAATTCCTGTTAATTTTCTACTAACCGGATTTTTTACTTCGACCAACCGACCATATCTTGGATTTCCTCGTTTTGTATTAATACCATCTGGCGATGCTTTTAAGAATTTGTATTTATCATGTGTAACGCATCCGTATTCACTTACTACTGTATCATACAGTTCCTCGTATATCATGAGAGACAATGGTTCATATTTATGTCCGTTATGGAAAGGAGAGTCGATGTTTACTGATTTGTATTTTTTTACATTGATGGGAACGCACTTGCTATAAATTAAACTGTTTAAACTTGCCGGCGAATCAAATATTTTCCACAAATTACTGGCAGTGAGCCCATCCCATCTAAAATGATACCACTCGTCTGTTCTTTGATCGGGCTGATACGTATTTTCTATCTTCACCAGTTGTGCGGATATTTCATTATTAATGGGAGGAGATATTACAACTGTTTCCTCATAAGAACGGGGACAATTATTTTTTGTAAAGTATAAATAAACACACTCTTCAATGGTATCATCCAGTGTTAATTCCAGATAAGTTATTTGATCTTTGTATATTTCCAATATTTGTGAATAAACTCCCTCTTTTACACTATTTTCAAAATCTTTTTCCTTATAATCCAAAATATGTGTATTTACATAATCATCAATGAATATATCTATTGTTTCTAAAAAGTCTTCATGATAGTGTGTGTTTGTGAAGTCGTCTTCAGTTTCTAGTGTATCATATAAATCATTTAACTTGGGTAAATCATTTAAATGGAGTTGTGAGTTCATCTTTTACTTTATATATTAAGTATATTTACTTTATATCAATTTTATAATTATATTGTGTTGTTCCAATTCTATCTACTTATTTATTTCTGTAGATGCTGGTGCTGTATTCTTGTCTTTTGTATTTTTGCCCTTCTTTTTCTTCTTCTTTTTTTCTTTGTCATTCTTCTTTTTTTCTTTACCATCATTCTTCTTTTTTTCTTTACCATCATTCTTCTTTTTTTCTTTGTCATTCTTCTTCTTCTTTCCTTTATTTTTCCTAGGAGCCAATGATTTCAAAGTAGATACCTTTTTTTCTAAATTTTTAAGTGTATATTTATTGGTCGTTTTATTAATGGATAATGAAGGAATGTTAATGATTACCTGCGTCTCTATGTCATAAATTACATCTTTTACCCTTTGTAATTTTTTCCTTTCCAGAGATTTAAGTAAAAATTGTCTTAATTGCTCTTTATCATGAGGTGATAAATTATTTGTTTCGGCATATTTAGTGCAATAATCCAATAATTTTGTTTTTTTCGATAAGGTGCTTAGTTTACTCCAATGTTGCTTTTTATTAATACTCTTTTCTCTTTCTAAGAAATTTTCGATGTTTGTTATTTGAGGCTCTTTAGACGGCTGAATATTATTCATTAACATTGTTTTGTATTTGATATTTTTTAATTCTAAGCATTCATCGTTCTTTGGCATATAAATAAATATGTAACAAAGAGTTTATACTCTTTTTATAATTAATGTTAACAATAATTACTAGTTATTTGTTTAAGTTGTTGTTTTAATATATATTATTTTTATATGAAAAAGATAGTTATTACAGGTAAGTCCAATATAGAGGCAGTTAGAGGGGTTAAAATCAAGGAAAGGTCTACTATGAAGGATGTATCTGGAAATACAGTGTTTGATATCAAAGAGCAAATAGAATGTATAAAGAAATTATACGGTGGATGTGATTTTCAATACAAGAGACTGTATATTAGTGAATTGAAAAAGAAGTTATCAGGGTACAGACAACAGGATATAAAAAAGAAACGATTGGATAATGAATTGTTTATTGTGTATGACGATTTAATAGAGAAAATGATTGTTTCAAAACATCGGTGTTTTTATTGTAGAAAACTATGTAAAGTGTTGTTTAAAGATTTACGAGATCCCGACCAATGGACTTTAGAAAGAAAAGATAATAGTATAGGACATACTACAGATAATGTAGAAATATGTTGCTATAAATGCAATATTAAACGAGGAACCAAAAATTCCGATGCGTTCAAGTTCGCCAAACAAATGAGGATAATTAAAAAGGAATAAAGAGTAAAAAGGCATGTAAGTAAATTTAGTAAAATATTATAACATTAAGAAATAATGATATATTATATCAATACAATATGTCATATATAAAATACACAAAACCAGGAGAGTCGTTACAAAAATCTATGATAAAAAACAAACCAGTTGAAACGAAGGGAGAGAAAGAAGATGAATTTAAAATGAATATTGAGAGAGAGTTTTCAGAATATCAAAATAGTATTAAATGTGATAGTAAAAAAGAAGCAATTTCGAGTAGAATTAATGAACGTGAAATGGTGGTTCAGCGAGGGAGTAACCCATTTCTCTCCCAAAACAATTATATAAATGATCTAATGAACCAAGAAAAATACATAAGGCAAAATAATAATTTAAACACGCAACAATAATAATGATTATATGACAAGTTATATTACACAAAATTCTCTATTATTAAATAATTTGCTTACATTTTACAATAAAGACAATAATCTAGACAAAATATTGCCAATTATCAATGGTGAATCAAAAACATCATTAAGATTGATCGATTGGTTTGCAACAAATTACAGTAAGAAATTTTTCACGGTATACAAATTTAAACACCCTGACGGTATTGAAAGAAGGTTCAAAGTATATTTGGAATATAAACTGAAATTACGAGCATATTCAAAAAAAAGATTCGACCCATTTTGTAGATGGGATAGAATTACTATACCGTATAAAGAAAACTCACATATCCAGACCACTATAGGTCAGCTTAATTTTTTTAGATGGATTCTGGAGAATAAAATTTTGGATTTTATTGAGAAAAACTTCGATGAAATTTCTCATGATATGAATAAACGCAATAGTACTTCGAAGAATAAAAAGGGAAAGAAGGATAAATCTACCAGGAAAACCAGAGAAGAATTATCTGTTTCGGCCACTAAAAGTATAAAAAAAGAAAATGTTGAAATTATTGTATCATTTGATTAGTAGTATTAAATCAATTTTATTAGATTATAAAATGGATTTAAAATTGTGTTACAATACTAAACTAAAATATTATGAAAATTCATGTTAAAATTATTACAGGTCAAACATTGACATTAAATGTTGAATCAAATGACAGTATTGAAGATGTAAAACAGTATATAGAAAATCATGAAAATGGTATATCTAAATCACTTATTAAAGCTTTGTTCTTTAATGAAATAAATTTGAATGACGCACAATTCGTTTCCGATTATAATATACAAGATGATTCTACGCTCTATATTGTAACTCGTCTCTAAAATTATAAAAATATTAAATAAATGATTTAAAAAGAAATAGTTGATAAATGGTATATGCAGATATTTGTTAAGACATTGACCGGAAAAACGATTACACTTGATGTGGAAGCATCAGACACCATTGAGAACGTGAAGCAAAAAATCCAGGATAAGGAAGGTATCCCCCCAGATCAACAGCGTCTTATTTTTGCTGGGAAACAGCTAGAAGATGGGAGAACCCTTTCTGATTATAATATCCAAAAAGAAGCGACGTTACATCTAGTACTACGTCTCCGTGGCGGACGGATGTAATTGAATACAAATAAATTGATTTAAATATAATTAGTTAAATAATATTTAAAATGATGAAATCTATTGACGAAACTATTCTTACAAAGAAAAATACGGCACTTTTAAATTGGATTCTATGTGAATCAGGCGTCCATAATATAACCTTCAATAAAAGAGAATGCCGTCGCTTACATAAAATTTATGAAAAAGTATGTAGGGAAGAAGATTCAAAGGACAATAAGGTGGTAAACTAAAAATAAAAATATAACAAATTTTTTGTTATATTTTTATTTAATTTATTTAATTTATTTAATTTTATTTAACATTTATCATTCAATGTTAAATCAAGCGAACAGAAGGTTCATATTTTTAACCTCTATCTTATTCTCTTCTTCCATAAATAATTTTTCCA